ACTTGGAATGTAGCAGAGCTTGCTCCAGTGGTAGGGGTCAACAAGCTAACATCTGTGCCGCTTTTGCCATCTATTAGGACATTAACCCATGTTCCAGCAACAATACATACCCTGTAGTTACCAGTTGTTGTATTGAGGTAAATCCTACCAGCAAAAGCGTTTAAGCCTACGGGATCAGCAGCCAAACTTTCAAGACCAGCACCAATCAAATCGCCTAGAATGAGCATTATGCTACTCCTATCAAAGTGTAACTAGCAGCAGGTGGTGGCATCTTGAATGTCACTGTTACCTGTGTCGTTGTTTTAGTGATAACTGGGTAAAGCCTTTCACCAGTCGATGTCAGACAGAAATCCCAAATCGCCTTAGTAGCATCCTGCATGGTGGAGCTAACTGTGTATGTCAGAGTCAGTACAGAGCCATTCCAGCCTACAGCATCAACTTGCAGATACTTTTCTGCACCTGCTCTACGCCATGTTCCACCGTCATCTACAAGCAATGTCTTTGCTGTAGTGTCGAACACAGCTCTACCAGTCTTTGCAGCACTAGCTGAAGGCAGGGTAACAGTAGTGAAGTTTTCAAGCCTGAATCCCTTAGCTTGACCTTTAAAGTAACTATCACCAATCTGCCTAGCCAAAGTACCAAGATCAGTGCCATCTGTTTCTGGAGCGAGAACATCTCTCCACAAGACATTGCCTTTGGTCACATTGGAAGTCGATGCCAACACCAGGTTGTTGTTAGCAGCAGTTCCACCAGTAAGAACCTGACCACCTGCGCGTCCGGCAAGCATCGCGTACTGGGTGTGATCATCGTCTAGCAAGCCATTGATCTCACCGTGATCTACTTCTGTATCTGGGTGATCGGCGTACCAAGATTGTGTAGCGGCATCCCAGAACAAGGTGTCACCATTGCTCGGAGCCACAGACAGCTTTCTGGTATGGGCATTCCGCAGCGTGTTAAGCGTTGTCTGAGTCAGAGAGTTTCCACTTGTAAGCCTGATAGAGCCGCTTAAATAAACATCTCTGAAAAGGTTAGTGGCACTACCGATATCAGTAGTCGCACCTGTAGGTGTTAGCGATGGAGCCGTTAAAGTCACACCTGTACTGCTGTTAATATCTAACACAGCACCAGTGGATTGGATGACGTTTGTAGCACCGCCAATCAGTATAGACCTACCACCAGTCACAGCCTCAAGCTGAGGAGCCGAAACTTTGCCTTGTGCCACAATGGTATTGGAAGCAGTGACATTACCTGTCAAAGCAACCGTTGTACCTGTCAACGTCAACACAGCAGCGGAAGTCATAGACAAAGCAGCGGCTTTGCTGATGTTGCCGTTTGTGTCGATGATCAAGTCAACCAGTGTTCCACCGATAGACAAAGTATCAAAGAAACCATTTTGTGCGGTAACATCTCCAACATCCACCAAGTCATTAAAGTTGAAGTCAATGACAGTGTTATCAGAGTCAATGGCGTTACCAGAAATATTGATCAGACCAATTTGGCCTGTACCTGTTGTCTGGATTCCATTGGAACCAAAGCTAATTGTGCCACCAGATGAAACAATAGAGCCGTTGCTGACAGTGATATTACCGATGGTAGTACCAGAAGCAAAAGCAGAGGCAGACACGATAGCTGTAACGTGTTCAGCGGAGACAAACCCTGTTGTTAAAAGGTCATTGTCCAGGAAGTCAACTAAACCAGTAGTGCTATCAATGGTGTCATCAAGAAGCTGGAAGTCACCAATAGAGGCTCTTACAGCATGAAAGTCTGACCATCTATAGGTAGCAGTACCAAGTGTGAATGTATTGTTAGATAATGGCCTGACGTTATCACCAGCCTGAATGAAGCCAGTGTTTGCACCAACCCCATCACCAGAGTTAGCAAACAGGTTCAGGTTAGTATTAGCGGTCTTACCACCGTAAATAGACTGACCAGCTAAAAGTCCAGTTATGACCAGACCATTTGAGTCAGTATCGTTTCTTCCGTACTTTGTGGCATAGACATCTTGGGTTACATTAGTCCATGCAGCCAGGATTGAGTCTGTGCTGAAGTCAACATCATAGATTTTATACCACTTCGGCGTAGCGTCGCCTTCGCGTTGCTCCCAACGATATGAAGCTGATAAGCCGTCACCATCGTCATTGACAACACGCATATCACCGATGCTATTACCAGCAGCCGGAAGACTCGCTACATCAGCAACAGCAGATTTCTGTGTCGGATAAAGTACAGCACAAATCCAGTCCAGAGCTTGCTGGAGGTTTGTGACCATGCCACCGAAAGCTGGATGAGTATAGGCAAAGTCATCAATATTGTGAGCAAGTGGATGCTGCGCTTTATTGAAGACTCTTGATCTATGATGTGAGAATACGCCCAAGGTTTACCCCCAGATACCCTGCCATAAGGAGGGTTGTTCTTTCATAAAGGAGACACGGTTAGATGTTCCCTCATAGGTGTATGTAGTGAGCAATGCGCCTTCGCCGTCTTTAGCCTCTGTCCTGGCTTCATAGACAGCTATCATTCTGCCACCAATATCGTATTCAATGTGTTGCTTTACATACTCATTGAAGCCAGTTGTGAGTAACGATGTGGTGCTAGGAAGTGACATAATTATACCTCAAGCATAGGAAAGGGAGTGTCCCAAATCAATGAGACACCCCCAGTCATTTGTGAATTATGGGATGCTATGGATGATTGCCATTTTCCATGGCTGATTAACCACAAGCTCACCACGAAGCGCGATATCAACAATATAAACGTATCCACCGCCAGCACCAGAAACACGCTTGGTGTAGTACATCTTGCCTTCTGGGTCTTTGTGTACATAGAAGTCACCGTTTGTATGGAACTTCACAGCAGACCAGTCAACGAAGATCATGACATCATCACGCATCTCTTGGACAGCAGCGATCTTGACAACGCCTTGTACGCCACCAACAGTGATCTCTGTGTAGCCGTAAGCCGATACTTTTGTCTCAACGTGACGGTAAGCACCCGATCCTGCTTCCAATGTCTTCATAACGTTGCCGAGGTGCTTATAGCTCATCAGCAAAGTCTTCTGGTCAGTTCCACGAGACTTTTGGCAAACAACTTTCCAAGCATCGAAGATAGCTGACAGAACGTTAGCTGCGCCGATGTTAAGGCCAGAAGCTCCACCGTCGATAGCGATAGCTTGTGTGAAAGGCTGAGCCAGCTTAGAAACACCGAACAATGTAGCCGATCCACCAGCAGAAGCAGGAAGAAGCTGGTCAACAATATCAGTGAAACGGTTAGCAGCAGCATCACCACCATCAATGAACAGTTTAGCAGCCTGAGCTACTGTGTAAGCAGAGCAGTCCAGAGGAGTTGCGCCACCACGAGTAGTAACCAGAGTCACTGTGTTGAGGTTCAGGTCGATAGCAGAGACATAGCCAGTAGCAGGTGTGCTGTCATTGTCATCAACAACAATTTTCTGACCAATGCTGAAACGCTCTACACGGTCAACAGTACAAACACCAGAAACCAAGCCGTTAGATGTAAGAGAAGCCAAGTGTGCGCCAGAAAGGAGAGCCGTGGAAACGATCTCTTTCATGCCGTCCATAAAGCCAGTCAGACGCTTAGGAAGGTTCTTGAGGAAAGACTGCTCAGATACCGCATCAGCAGACCCACCAGAATGTTCCTTGAGGTCGCGCTCATTGAACATCATGGTTCCCCAGATTTCTTTCTGTCCAGACACTACACCACGAACGAACTTCGCTTCTGCAATGTCTGTGTCAGCAGTCATCCCGCCGAGAGCGTAAGAGCTTTCAGCAGCAGCTTCAAACGGAACGATGATCGAACCGCCTTTCCAGCTATTGTCGCGCTCTACTTTGCCCATGAAGTAGTTACGCTTGTTATGCTCAGCCTTCAAAAGATCATAGTGAAGGTACTCATTGAGCATATTGTTAAACGATCTAGTAGTAGCCATTTATATTATTCTCCAAAGTTTTTATTGTAGTGTTTCTTGATGTCTTCGATTGATGTAAACCGAGGCTTAGTGACCGAGACACCGCTTGCTCCACCCGTATTAGGGATAGTCGCTGGCTGTGTCTTAGCTGCCATTTGAGGCTGTGCTTGCATTGTCTGTGGCTGGACAAACGCACCATACTTCTGCATCAGAAGACCAAATACTTCAGATGGTGGAGCATTTCTTTGCTCCTTCATGAAGATAAAGTTTCCTAGCTCCATAGCCTCATCTTTAAAGGCTCCTTCTTTACCTGCTTTAGCGTCAAACGCTTGAGCAAAGGAGCTAACTTGTGGGCTATTGTATGTGGACTCAAAGGAGTTGACGTGACGCTCCAACATGATTTGCTCTCTCTCTTGCTTGAGAGATTCCATCTGTGTGCGCATTTCTTCCTGTTCTTGAGTCGCTTGAAGGTGCTTTCGTTTAGCTTCAAGTCCTGCATTGTACTGAGCGGCAAAGGTAGGGTCTTCCTTTGCTCTAAGAATTGCCTGATAGTGCTGAGCAAGTTTCTCATCATCCAAGCCAACAGCTTGAAGGAAAGCTCCCATGTCAGTATCTCTCAAGGCAAGAATCTGCTTAAGCTGGCTAGTCTGGCTGTTGTAGTTTTTCTCTACCTCAGCATAGCGAGTAAGCTGTTCTTTTGACTTCTCGTATTTGCCTTTAAGCCCATCAAGCCCATAAGCTCTGCTAAACACGTCGCGGATTTGGTCTTCAGTAGCCTTATCCTTGATTACTGGTCTAGCCCACTCAGGGAACTGGTGAACCTTGTCATATACTTTGAACTCAAAATTAGGCGTGTATTGCGCTGGAACTTGATCATTAGCAGGAGCTTGAACACTGGTCTGCGTACTTGCTTCCGTACTAGCTGGTTGGGATTCAGTCGATACACTCTCAGTCGTCGTGGCACTTGAATCTGCTTGGCTTGCATTTTCTAAACTCATAAATTCTCCTTGCCTTGGCTTGGCGTTATTGGCTTGGTAGCCCTGATGATAGCGGGTTAGCTGCTTGCAATTGCTGACCTTGCATTTGCGGGGCAGAACCTATAAGAGAGGCAATGTCTTGCTGACTGCCTTCACTTAACTGTGATAAATCCTGCTGAGCCACGCCTTGAGCTTGGATTCTCTGCATGAGCCAATTAAGTGACTCATAAGGAATACGCGCTCTCATAGGCATCTTTTCCGGCTTAGTAGGATCGGAAACATAGAAGTCACAAGCGATCAAGTTTCCACCTGTCGGGATGTAACCGTCTTTCATTTGCTGTATCTGAATCTGTCTTTGAGCTTCTAGCTGGTCATGCTCCATCTTAACCTGGGCATAAAGCTGTTGAATCTGTGGAGCAAGGAAGTCAAAGTCAGGACTTAGCATCCTGTGATCAAGACGCTTAATGATGTATGGATGACTCTGATTTGGCTTGGCTGGCACATACTCACCACGGTCAAGCCTAAGCAGTATGTTGTTAGCCACATCATAATCGAGTGTAAACTCATCAAAGAGCTTCTCGTTGTTGACGTATGGCATAAGCCTTAGAACCTTGCCAAGATCATCAGGAGCCATGTTAGCTCCACCATATTGAAGGATATGGTTTAAAGCTAACTGTCTCCCCATCTTGGACTCAACATCCTCATTAGCTGCCTCTGGGACAATCGCATAACGAAGCTCAGGGGTTTGCATCCACTCTGGGATATTGACTTGCTCATTACGTCCAAGGATCGGAACCAGCCTGTCAGGTGAGTAATACACCTTAGACAGATTCAAAACCTTCCGGCAGATAGCCACAATGAACTTCTCAAACTTCTCAGACCAAGAGCTAAACTTCTTCTTCTGAGACATGGTTCTAAAGAGCATACCGTATGGATCAACCTGCCCATTTTCCTTCATGAGCGAGTCTTCTTCGACCATGGCAATGTTGTATAGCTCTGAGATACAAGCACTCAGATAGCCAACAAACTGCTCACCAGACCTACCAGACAAGATAGTTGGATCTTGACCAACAACCTGAATGGCCTTTACACCGTGAGCTTCTCCACCAGCTTCCATTGAGGAACCATTGCGGAGGATGATCTTATCCATACCAAGTGTAAGCTGTGTCTGAACAATGGCAGAAGCAGCCCTGTTGATTTCAGCTTGTACGGGACGAAGCTGCTTAATGATCGAGTAGCCACGGCATGAAGTGGGGAACTCATCAAAGCTAACTATCTCAAAAGGCCACTCACCATTGGGAAGCTCACCTTCAAAAAGGATGCCTTCCTCAGTGGTGATATAGAAATAACCCTGTGGATAATCTACACAAGGCTTGAAGAAGAACTCCCTTGTGAGAGTCATTGTCTTATCTTGGGATGTGTATGACGTGTTCTGACCATCAAAGACTTGGTAAGTGTTCTTGCTGGATTCATTGATAAACTTAACCAGCTTCTCATCATTACCAACCATGCTTTTGAGCTTTTTGGTGTCAACCATCTTTCTGACACAAACCCAACGACACTCATCCCAGTCTTTAGCTTCAGGATCACGAAGTAGGTTAAAGCCTAAGACTCTTTCACAGACTATCTCACCTTCAAACTTTGGCTTGGCTACAGGCTGACCATCCTCACCCATGAGAGGCAAACCCATCTCATCAAGCTGAGGCTCATAGCCAAGAAACTTACCAGCATTAGGGTCAAAGAATATTTTGACGATAGCCTCACCGATATCCACATAGTCAGATACCAGCTTCCTGCGCTTACCAGCAAAGTCGTTACGCTCTTTCCAGTCTGTCCAGATACCTGTGGCTTGCTCTGCTATCTTCTGGTCTTGAAGCTCAGACTCGTTCTTAGCCTTGATGGATACGTCTGGAGAGTTATTCAGGATGTTATTCTGGTAAGTTGTGGTGATCTTTCTGAGGTGGTTTCTGACAATCCGAATCTTCTGATCCTTGCTGATTGTCGATACCTGTCTGGATAACACCTCACGCATTTTCTTAGCGTAGTGATTGCCAGAGGTTAGAAGGATATTAGACCTTTGCTCAGCAAATAGCTCCGCGTCTGTAGAATCAGCGTTCTGATATAGCGCGTTAAGGTCTGAAATATTCTTCTTCAATCTATCTCCCTCATCGCTTCCTCATAAGCCCTGGGGTCTTCAATGAGTAGCTGATCAAAGTCTCTAGTAGGAATCACGGCGGGGGCATTTTCTTGTGCTGAGGCTCGAATGAGCGGATCATTAACGAGGCTGAATTTAACTCCCCCGCCGTGAAATTCAGATACACCAACATCACGACAATGAGTCATGAGCTTTGTAATATCTTCAACGGTAAATGCTAACTTGTCTTCCATACAACAATCACCCCACTTGTGTTTCAATAGCCTAAAAATTCACAGTCCTGATTCCACTCCTCAAACTCATCAAAGAGCAAATCAATACCTCTGCGATCTTCTTGGTAGTCACCACGCCCTCTAAATGTCTTTGCTTGTGGCTCAGCGGATAAAGCTGCTGGCTGTCTATGACTCATCTGCCACGGCACTTGTACAGCCGCGTATCTGAAGGCATCTATCAAGTCATCCTTGGTGTGTGTCTTATCTGTGTCTTTGCTTGCTGTAGTGATCTCAATAACCAGCTTCTCACTCTCATGATCAGCCATCACAATCTGAATCATGTTCAAGCTAAACAAGTCATTGACGATACCAAAGCCAAGCTCTCTATCCTTCTTAGCTGGCACAAGACCTTGCCCTGCTCTCTCTGCCAATAAGCCAAAGTCTTTGCCTATGCCTCCATAGTCATAGACCTCACCTCTCATTAGGCGAGAACCTTTCATCTGGATGTACTTGGAAAGAAGCTCGGCAGACGACACAGCTACGTCGTCACCTCTCCAGCATTGCATCATCTTGGCTATCTTGAAGTCAGGACTAACAGCTATGAACACTATGCCTGGAGGATGCCCCTTATCACCGCCATTTCCACAATCCACTCCGCTATACCAAAGCCAATCAGAGCCAATATCAGCAGACCTTGTGGTATGTAATTCGCGCTTAAAGCTGTTGATCAATAAGCCTTCTGACTTAACGAACCTGCCATATACGCGCCTAAGCCTCTCATTCTCACTGGAACAAGACCGCTCTATCTCTTTGATGTATTCAACAGTCCACTTAGACTTCTGGCCGTTGGCGTAGAACAAGCAGTCATACATGGAGACTTGACGCTTAAAGCCTTCAGGGAAGTTGACTGTCTCTCCGGGCTTAGGCTCAATGGTTAAACGCCAAAACTCTTGACCACGTGTGGCCGTAAAGACCATGTGGAAGTAGCCACGGTTAGCAATCAAACGGACGTTCACCTCATCAAAGAGATGCTTAGGCATCTCCTCATCGGCAAAGACTGCATAGACTGTGGAAGCCTGTAAGCTGTGTACGTTTTGCTCGTATGTCTTGAAGTAAACAGAGACACCAGTATTAAAGTGTATGGCATGAATCTTCTTGCGAGAGTCATACTCAGCTTTCCAGCCGTAATCAGGGTGAGACTTCATCTCATCTTTAGGCAGGAACTCTTTGATCCATTTCTCATGAAACTCAACGGTGGCCTGTGTAGCATCCGCGTAGAAGTACCAATACTGTGTAGGCTTGTTGTGCCAAAGCTCAGGCCACTTATCTCTATTGGTAGCCCAGTCTATACACTTACAGATTTGGATACTGGACTTTCCAATCTGGTTAGCTGCTGTCAGGAAGTTATAGCGGTTAGTTGACTCAAAGAAGTCAATCTGCCACTGATACTTTTCAATGCCGTAAAGGTGAGGAAGACAGTCACGTTGACGCTTCTTCAACTCCAACAGCTTCAAGTATTCTTTCTTCACTTGGTCTGACATCTATCACTTCCTTGCTTGGAGGCAGCTTCACTAGCTCTGATTCAAGCTCTTTAATCCTACGATCAATGTCATCAGTACCGACAATCCTTGCTGGCTTGTTTTGCTCAATGTTGACGTTGACAGACTGAACCCTTTGAACAGCTAAGCCTCTAGCTCTCTGCTCAACCATCTTGATTGTCTCTAAAAGCAATGATCCTGAGCGTGTATCTATGGTTCCATCAGGCTTATAGATATCCATATCCATCAATTCCCAAAGCCTCTCAGTGGCTCTGGACAGCAAAGCCTCTACTTCCTTCTCGTAAACCTGAGATGGACGACATAGCCAAGCTAGTTTGAAGTTGTTCTTTAAGACGTGATTGCGGAAATAGTTTAAGGTGGTGATACCACCATAAACATCTCTTGCAGAAACAACACCCCCAACACTCTCACACTTTGCATACTCACGCCAAAAGCTAGTCTTTAGAGCATAGTCAAGCGGTGACGGTTTTACCAAACTCTTTAGCTCAGTTTCCGACAGTTCAAGCACCGCTTCAGGTACTTGGCTGATTGCGTCAGTAAACTCTTTTGAAACAAGAGAAATAAATTTGTCATCTTGAATTGAACTCATTTAGTCACAATATCTTATAAGGATTTGTGAATCAGCTTGTGAATTGTTCAACTAAGCATTTGTTCACAGATGAGATGACCAATCGCCATGAGAAGATGAATAAAAGGGGGATTTTATGACAAAACTATTTTTACTGTTCGCTCTGATTCCGACATTTGCAGGTGCTAACGACATTATTTTAGGACATGGTACTGGACTCATTTACAACAAAGATGCTCCAAAATATGGGAGAACTTATTCAACTTATGAAGATTGTGGAAATCTTCCTGATGAATTTGACCTAAGAGATGAAGGAGTAGTGCCACCAATCCGCGACCAAGGTGCTTGTGGATCATGTTGGGCTTTCTCAAAGACAGCTTCACTAGAGTCTGCTTATGCACTAGCTAATGGAGAAATTCTTGATCTCTCAGAACAAGAGCTTGTCTCGTGCGATAAAAAACAATACGGCTGCCAAGGTGGTTTCCTAACAGATTTCGATTACCAGATAACAAAAGGTCAAGGCTTAGAATCTGACTTTCCATACACAGCTAGAGATTCCAAGTGCAAGGAGATAGCCAAAAAAGCGAAAGGCACAGAGTTTCACTACGTTGGATCGCCCGATAGATCACCAACCGAAAAAGAAGTTATGTGCGCCTTGTTCCATAGCAAGACAATTCCATGGACAGTGGTGGCTGCTGAGGGGCAATGGGGGAAAGCTCCTACGAGCGATAATGGAATTATGTCCATCTGTGGAGCAAGAAACATCAACCACGCAGTCGGACTTGTCGGTTGGAAAAAGATTAACGGTAAGGTTTACTTTAAAGTTAGAAACTCATGGGGTAATGACTGGGGAAGCACTGCTGGACGCACTGGATCGGAAAGAGGTTACACTCTTGCTGCACATAAATGTAATCTTCTAAATGACGAAGTAGCATATATCGTCACAGATAAATCATGTAAGCCACCTGTCATTGATGTGCCAAATGAAATCAAAGTGAACAAAAACCAAGACACATTTGTTAGTCTTAAAACTGCTGAAGACTCCACTGATTACACTTGGTATCTAGGCCGCTACAAAGTGGGCACTGGAAAAAGAATATTATTAAACCACGACAGACCCACAACTTTAAAAGTTAAAGCAAAAAACCAATGTGGGAAGTCTGAAACACTAATTAAAGTGGAGATCAACCAGTGAAAAGATTTATTGCCGCATTACTGCCAGCATTTCTAATCAATGCTTGCTACTACGAAACAAAGATACTCACACAATCAACACCAGAAAAACAAGACGACATTGATTTTGAAAACGGTGTCGCACTTAATGACCTTTGGTACAAACCAGAGGAAATCAAACAAATAAAAGATGAGCTAAACATCTCACTTCCTACACATCAACCACATCAAAGAATGGACAAAAACGAGAGAAAAACGTCCGTTTTATCCGTAAAAGAGGCTCTTGAAACAAAGGTAGAAACAGCTAAAAAGATCGACAGAGCCAGCGAAAACATGGTTAAATTCGCATCTTTCTTGCTGAAACAAAAGGGTAAGCCACAGATTGCTGCTGAGATTGAAGCTGAATATCTGGATAACTACCAGAATTACACCTATCTCTACGCTATTGGTGCAGTAAAAGACATTGGTGATCACCCTCCAATGTGGGAATGGCTTGATAAGCTAGAGAAAAAGCTAAGAGCAGAGCTTGGTGACTTCATTATGCAAGCCAGCCGACTAGATGATCTAAGAGTGTTTAATTACGCTATACCAATCGTGCTACAACCAGCAGGTGA